TACATTTTGGTCACCGATGACTGGGATTATATCGTAACGATAGAAGACGTATAAAATATGAACAGTATTATGGATAACTTGACCAAAGCATTAGAAATGAATCCTCTTGTGGTCGAAGAACAAAAAGAAGAACAGCTTCCTGCGGTCGTCGAAGAAACAAACGACGCTGAGCAGGACTTTGAGCTTGCGCGCAAAAATCTACAAGAACTCGCTAAGAAAGGCAACAAGGCTCTCGACGAGTTGATTATGCTGGCTAAGAATAGCGAGCACCCTCGTGCATACGAAGTAGTTGCCACGCTAATTAAAACACTAGCTGATACCAATAAAGACTTGCTTGACACCCGAAAGAAAAAATTAGATATTGATAAAGCTCGTGGCGCGTCACCTAATAGCGACGCTAAAACAGTCAACAATAATCTGTTCGTCGGCTCTACTGCTGAACTACAAAAGTTTCTAAAAGATCGCGCTAAAAATCTGGAGTCAGATGAATGAGTGCAGTGCTTGAAGAAGATTATGATATCGAGATTGAACATAATGGTGTAAATGGTAATCCGCTTCTAAAGCCAGTCGGTATGCAAATCGAATGGCAACCTTGGCAGATTGAAGAATATCTAAAATGCAAAGAAGATCCGATCTACTTCTGTGAGAAATATGTAAAGATTATCTCTCTTGACGAGGGTGTAATCAACTTTAAGATGTTTGACTTTCAGAAGCGATTCGTACGAGCTGCTAAACAGAATCGCTTTACTATCGTTCGTTGCGGTCGCCAGATGGGTAAGACTACTACCGCGACTGGTTTATTGTTACACGAAGGCTTGTTTGCTGACAATCCATCGTACATCGCTATCCTTGCCAACAAAATGGATACGGCTCAGGAAATTCTTGACCGTATTCAAATGGCATACGAAAACCTGCCATTGTGGATGCAACAAGGTGTTGTAGCTTGGAACAAACGAAGCTTCGCACTAGAAAATGGCGCCAAGTTTATCTGCGCACCAACTTCAAGTTCTGCTATTCGTGGTAAGTCTATCTCAGTTCTGTATCTCGACGAATTTGCTCACATTCCGCCGCACATTCAGCTAAAGTTCTTTACCGCTACATATCCAGTTATTTCCTCTGGTAAACAGACCAAGATTATCATTACATCCACGCCAAACGGTATGGAACTGTATTACAAGCTGTGGACTGACGCTATTAAGAAACGAAACAGCTATACAGCGGTTGACGTTCACTGGTCTGAATATCCTGGACGCGACGAAAAGTGGAAAGAAGAAACAATCAACAATACTTCTCCTGAGCAGTTCCGTCAGGAATACGAAGTAGAGTTCCTTGGCTCTAGTAACACGCTATTGTCAGCTGAGTGCTTGCAACGACTAACCTATGAAGATCCTATTTCAACCCACGGATCGACTAAGATTTACTCGTTACCGAATCCAGAACACCGTTATGTAATGACAGCTGACGTAGCACGAGGTGTCGGGGGCGACTATTCTACGTTCGTCGTCGTTGATGTAACTGAGTTCCCGTATAGGGTAGCTGCGGTCTATCGAGATAATAACGTAGAACCACAGTTGTTCCCGCACTTTATTAATGAATCACACAAGTTCTATAACTTTTGTCCAATTTTAGTTGAAACTAACGACATTGGCCAGCAGATCGCCGAGATGCTAATTACAGATTTCGAGAACGAAGGAGTGCTGAGAGTCACGCAAACTGGTCGCAAGGGTCAGGTTTTGGGTGGCGGATTTAACAAACAATCAAGAGTTGGTCTAAAGACAACTCAGCCTACAAAGCGAGTTGGTTGTTTGAACATGAAGGCTTTGATCGAGAACAACAAACTAGTCATTAACGACTACGATTTGTTGAGTGAACTCTCTACTTTTATAAGTAAAGGGACGTCTTACGAAGCCGAGTATGGTAAACATGACGATCTTGTTATGTGTTTGGTATTATTTGCTTGGATGACAAATCAAAATTATTTCAAAGATTTATTAGAAACCGATGTCAGAAAGAACTTAATGGAAGAGCGAGAAAAAGAGTTGGAAGACGACATGTTACCATTCTTTTCCGATGATGGAATGGGCTTTGAAGACGAAGTCCATATGTCTGCATTCGACCGTGAACTATTCTTCTAAAACCGTATTTTACTAAATATATTACAAAATATTATTATATTTCTGGCTCTATTTTGAACAAGGAGAAACAAGATGGCATTCCAAGTCAGTCCAGGTATCAATGTAAGAGAAATTGACCTGACCACCGTCGTACCAGCAGTTTCCGCTTCTGTTGGCGCGTTTGCAGGCGTCTTTGGCTGGGGTCCAGCTGAAGAACGTGTGCTAGTCAGTTCTGAAAACTCTCTTGTAAAGATTTTCGGTAAGCCTACCGCAGACAATTTCGAAACATTCTACACAGCAGCTAACTTCTTAGCATATGGCAACGCATTATACGTTGTTCGTGCTATCGATACAGCTGCTAGAAACGCACAGGCTAACACAGCTGCTGAAACTACAATTCAAATTAAAAATCTAGCAGATTATGAAGATGGTATTTCTGCTGGCGCAAACGCAATGTACTATGCTCGCTATGCTGGTACACTAGGTAATTCTCTAAAGATCTCTGTTTGTGACTCGGCAAATGCTTATAGCAATGCTCTAGACATGACAGATGGCGCTGCTACTATTGAAGGCACACTAACACTTGTTCCAAACAGCTTAACTGCTAACTTAAGAGTTGTTTCTGCTGTATCGAACACTGCTGCTAATACTTCTGCTACAAGCATCATCGGCAAAATTAGAGTTGGTGATTATCTAGTTGTAAATGGTCAGAGCCAATATCTAAAGGTAGCTTCTCTTGGTGCTGCTGTTGAAACTGGTAACGCCAGCGTATTCAGCGCACAAGCTGTAATTACTTTCGATAGCAAGTTTACTGGTTCTGCCAACGCAACTGCTAACTCTTCAAACGCACTAACTCGCTACTGGGAATTCTACAATGAAGTAGACAAAGCTCCAGGACAGTCGACCTTTGTTGCTGCTTATGGTAACACTGCGGCAAACGACGAACTACACGTTGTTGTAGTTGACGAAGATGGTCTATTCAGCGGTACTAAGAATGCTGTTCTAGAAGTATTTGAAGGTCTATCCCGCGCTACAAACGCTAAAGGCGAAAACGGTCAGACTCTTTACTATAAAGACGTAATTACAACTGACTCTGAGTATATCTACTGGGCAAATCATCGTGTTGGTGCTCCAGCTGCTGTTGCTCTAAGCGTCGCTTCTTCAGCTCAAACTCTACCAATGACTCTATCGTTCTCGAATGGTGTTGATACTTCGACAGAAAGTTCGGTTACACTAGGAAATCTTGGTACTGCATACGACCTATTCAAAGACAAGAACGTCGTTGACGTTTCTCTAGTCATGACTGGTCGTGCTAGCTCGGGTGTTGCTAACTATGTAATCGACAATATCGCTGAAACTCGTAAAGATTGCGTTGCTTTCGTATCGCCAACTCGTTCAACTTCAGCTGATTCTATCGTAACTTTCCGCAATCTTCTATCGTCGACTTCTTACGCTGTAATCGATTCAGGTTACAAGTATCAGTATGACCGCTATAACGATATCTATCGCTACATCCCATTGAATGGTGATATCGCTGGTCTATGCGCAAGAACTGACGAAACTCGTGACCCATGGTTCTCACCAGCTGGTTTCACTCGTGGTCAGATTAAAAATCTAGTTAAGCTAAACTTTAATCCAAACCAAGCAGAACGCGACCTACTTTACAAGAACGGTGTAAACCCAGTTGTAACTTTCCCAGGACGTGGTACTGTATTGTTTGGTGACAAGACTATGTTGGCTAAACCATCTGCGTTTGACCGCATCAACGTTCGCCGTCTATTCATCGTACTAGAGAAAGCGATTTCTACTGCTGCTGAATTTGCTCTGTTTGAATTCAACGACGAGTTTACTCGTGCGCAATTCAAGAATCTAGTTGAGCCATATCTACGCGAAGTACAAGGTCGCCAAGGCATTACCGATTTCAAAGTAATCTGTGATACCACTAACAACACTGGTGATGTAATTGATCGTAACGAATTTGTTGGTGACATTTATATCAAGCCAGCTCGTTCGATTAACTTCATCCAGTTGAATTTTATCGCTGTACGCTCTGGTGTTGAGTTTAACGAAATCGTTCAAGGAGCATAAGAAATGGCATTTAATGTAAATGAAATTAGACAAAACATGATTGGTGACGGTGCTCGTCCGTCACTATTCGAAGTAACAATGGTCAACCCTATCTCTAGAGTTGGCGATGAAACACTTCGTTACATGGTTCGTGCTGCTCAATTACCAGCTTCTAATCTTGGTCTAATCGAAATTCCTTATTTCGGTCGCCGTATTAAAGTTGCTGGTAGCAGAACTTTTGATAACTGGTCTGTAACTATCATGAACGACGAAAACTTTGCAGTTCGTCGTGCGATGGAAGCATGGTCATCAGCTATCAACAGCAATCAGACCAATCTAAGAAGCGTCCCTAGCTATCGCACAACTGCTGATGTTATTCAGTATGCTAAGGATGGTTCGGAACTACGTCGCTATCAATTCGTAAACATCTTCCCACTTTCAATTTCTGCAATAGATCTAAGCTGGGATAACGGTGATGCGGTTGAAGAATACACTGTAGACTTCGCGTTCGACTACTGGACTGTAGCCGATAGCGAAATTATCCAGTAAAAATGACTTGATTTGGAACGCTACATATAATGTGTAGCGTTCCTTCCAGTCGGAGAAAAATATAATGGCTCAGTTGTTTGGTTTTGAAATCGTAAGAAAGAAAGAAGCAGAAGAGAAGGCGCAACCTGATCGCTTAGTAACATTTGCACCCGAAATTAAAGATGACGGTGCGGTTGTTGTAGCGGAAGGTGGCGTCTTTGGCACATACTTAGATCTTGAAGGTTCAGCTCGTACTGAATCAGATCTAGTTGCCAAGTATCGTGAGATGTCACTTCAACCAGAAGTTGAATCCGCGATTGACGATATTGTAAATGAGTTCGTATCATACGACTCAGATTATAAGTTAGTTGATATCAACCTAGACGATCTAGAGTTTGGTAACAAAGTAAAAGATAAAATTCGCGAAGAGTTTAAGAACATCGTTCAGTTGTTAGACTTTAATAACAGCGGTTATGAAATCGTTCGTCGTTGGTATATTGATGGTAGATTATACTATCATGCAATTATTGACGTACAGAACCCACGCGAAGGCATTCAAGAAATTCGCTACATCGATCCGCGCAAGATCCGTAAGATCCGCGAGATTAAGAGAGTTCGCAGAAACTCACAAGCATCAACTGCAGGTCAGCAAGTTCATACAACAGAAACTAAACAAGAATACTACATGTATTCTGAGCGTGGTTTCTCTGGCGGTACTCGTGCTGGCGTAAGCACAACAAGCTATCAACCAGCTGCTGCTGGCTCAACTGGTATTCGTATTGCTACTGATTCTATCATTCACGTGACATCTGGTCTAATGGATGCTTCTAATCAAATGGTACTTTCGTATCTACACAAAGCAATCAAACCACTTAACCAACTACGCACACTAGAAGACGCAACGGTAATCTATCGTATTTCGCGTGCTCCAGAACGTCGTATCTTCTACATCGATGTCGGTAAT